GCCCGGCCGGGCCGATTTCGGGGAGGTGGTCCGTCCCGCATAACCAATCCCCTTATAATCCAATTATTTTATTATATTTGCGATATAATTAAAACATAACATATTATGAATAAAGAAGTTGAATATATGGGGGGGGGTATTTTAACCCTCAGATAAGGAGGGGGTATGTTTAGGCGCAGGACTTCTTCTCCCGGTAAGATCCACTACCGTGTTAATATAAACAAGAATATGTGTCTTGGCGTTGTAGATATATATATTGATGGGAAGCCATATCAACTTGGTTTTAACGGATCTTATCTTGATATATATCGCGATAAGAAGATAAAAACTATAAGCATAAGTGGCCAGATATCATATCTAAATCCGAAAAATGAGTACAATGTTATTTTGGGCATAAGTGGAGGTATTATAGAGGGAACCCTTACGTATCAATATAATTCGGGTATGCATTGCGAGTTGGCTAATAAGGTGATATACGGGAATAGGATAACTAATTTTGTTCCTGTAACGGTGATAAAAGATCCTGGGGAGATCATTAATTTCACTTACAGATCTGAATTACAGACTCAGGTTTTAGATGAAAGTTATGTAAGTTGGGATGGTGATTATGTATTAAACGATAATTGTATAGTAACTGATCTTTGTTCGGGATGTGAATCTTATGCCTATGGGAAAAGTTCTCATGGTAACTATCGAGTAACGGTAAGGATAGTGTAATCCCAAGGGAAGGAGGGAGACCTCGTCCTTCCGGGCCTCCCCGTCCTCCCACCGCCTCCCGCTCTTTTTGGCTTCTCCCTGTCTTATCTTTGACCGGATATCAAAAATTCATATCTTTGGAACAAAACTAAAATCATGTTTAGAGACATACTTCATAAGATCAAGATCTTCTTCTGCGATGACGATATCGAGAAGATATATGCAACAACGAGATCGGTTATCCGCAACAACGAGATACATAAGATGTATGACGAGATACTTAACGAGCTAGGTGATTTGGCCACTGTCGTGTCTAGGANCAAGATCTTCTTCTGCGATGACGATATCGAGAAGATATATGTAAGGGATAGTACGGTTATCCGCAACAACGAGATCCATAGGATGTATAATGAGATACTGGATGAGTTAGGAGATTTGGCTACGGTCGTATCTAGGAACTACGTGTATGGCAGAATAAAGGACAGGACGGGATTAAGTATCCGTCATATCAGCAGGATAATAAACCATAGTTGTAAATTTTATAGAAAATCATAGAAAGAACCTAAGATATCCTACTCCATTTTAGACGCTTCAACACAACCGGCAACCCGGCTGCTCTGCGTCCGTATAGCCGCATCAACTCCTACGGCTTGTATGTTTATCGCAGCGTTGAGATCCCTGTCGATCTCCAAGCCACAATCTTTACAAACAAATGTTCGATCCGATAATTTCAGATCTTTATTCTTCCAACCACATCTTGAACATGTTTTTGATGATGGGTAAAAACGATCTATAACAATCAGTTCTTTACCATACCACCTACACTTGTATTCAAGTTGGTTACGGAACATTGAGAAAGAAGTGTCAGATACAGAACTAGCAAGTTTGTGGTTCTGTAACATACCGGAAACATTTAGATCTTCAATGCAGATAACATCGTAATTATTTACCAACATCGTGGTCAAATTATGCATGTACCATGAACGCTTGTTGGCTATATCACAATGAAGTTTTGATACTTTTAGCCTGCATTTGTTTCTTCGATTACTTCCTAATTTCTTTATCGATAAATGTCGTTGCATCCTTTTTAACTTCGCTTGGTTCTCACGAAGAAAATGGGGATTCTCAACAGTCATCCCATCGGATAATGTAGCTAATGTCTTGATCCCTAAATCAACTCCGACTGTTTTGCTAGTTTTCTGTTTGTAGCACTGTTCTGTTTCTACAAGAACTGATACGAAGTATTGACCAGCACGGTTCTTTGAAACGGTACAGGAGATAAAACGAGCGTTGTCTGGAACTTCACGATCAATAACAATCTTAACCCATCCGATCTTTTCGATCCGGATCTTATTGTCAGCGATTTTAAACTTCGGGAATGTCAACCTAAACGACTGGTTGTCATGTTTATTTTTATAATTCGGTCTACCTAATTTCTCTTTCCTGTTATTGTTGAAGTACTGTCTTGAGAACTCGATAAAGTCTCGTTGCTTCTGCTGTAAGGTAGCTGCCGATACTTCATTTAACCATGGTTTTTCAATAACAAGATCCGACTTTGTCGGGAATTTCGGATTAGGGTTTGTTTCTTTATCGTATGAATTGAATGAGTCAACGCAAGCATTCCATACAATACGGACGCATCCGAATGTTTTTGCAATGAATTACTATCGATTTTGTAATTATTTAATCATACTATCTTTTATGCTAACCATAATCCCGATCTTGCTTTCTTACGATATCAGGGATGAGATCGTTGAGTTGATTAAGGATCTGGATAACCAGATCGTGGTAGACACTTCGGTATACAAAACGAACCTACCCTAGGTAATTACTAGGGTAGGTGATGTGCTATTTTCTTTTAACATACTTATCTATCAGATCTATTGATAGTTTAGTTCCCAGCTCCTCCTCCAACAGGTTAAGGTAGTTCCGATGCAGGCATCCTCCCCGCTCCACCTCCCTAAAGCCGGCCCCGTCCCGGATCCTGACCAGCCCTTTCTTTGGATCCATGTCGATCAGGTCTCGAAGCTCGTTCATGTTCTTAAACCTGTTTTCTATTATCTTAAATACATCGATCTTAGGTTTCTTATCCTTATCCTTGGACTTTATCTTAACTCTTCCACTCATGTTAATTATCCAGTAATTTTACATGTAATATGATTCATATTATTATTGCCGCAATAAGCTCACATAGATACATAAGGAGAATACACTCTTCCACATATCGGACATCTCCATCCATACATAACAGGATTTGTTTGTTTGTCAATTTCTTTCAAGCCTTCATTAGTAGTGGATGATGTATTTTTGTTTTCCATATCATTCGTTATTTATCTTATCTGTACTTCCAAATCCATTATCCCCTCTATCAGACTTTCCAAGATCTTCTAATGACTTCACTTCTTCCCATACGATACGTTCCCTTCTACGAATAAGAAGTTGTGCTACTTTACCACCGACATTACAATAATAAGGACTATGTCTATCCATTTTTCTGTGAACTATTATAATCTCCCCGCTATATCCTTCATCAATAGTAGCAGGGGCGTTTTGCATAATTAGCTCGCTATTAGTAAAACCACTACGTGGACGGATTTCCATCTCATAATCTTCAGGTAGTGCTACATGTACACCAGTATGATATATGATTCTTCCATTATCAAGTTCTATATCCTTAACGAACAAATCCATACAAGCATCCTGTTTATGAGCGTATTCAGGTAGCTTAGCCCCCTCTTCTAGCCATATCTTAACCTTACACGTATCTATACCATCAAGTAACTCAACTGCCTCTTTATAGCTCATAGGTTGTTCTGAGGCTAATGAAATGGCTCTTGCCAATACATCTTTAATCTTGCTCATCGTATTTTATTTTTAAATTCTTTCCCCTTCGGGCATTGTAATTTACATTCCTCACCACAAGCGGAACAGTTGGGTCTCATTCCGGGCACCCCTCTTCCCCCGTACGGCCAGTAGGCATAATCGCAGACGCTCCAGAACGCCTCCATCGCCTTTATCTTGGCATCGACGGTTATCTTCTCCCTCACCTTTTTCATGCTTTTCCTGAACTCGTCTTTCATATCCTTCCCCTCTATCTGTCTAGCCTTACGTCTCTCATTCCACCAATTATAGTAGAATTTGTCAGCCATCTTATAGGCTTCCGGATCAAATTTATCACGGTGCAGGATAGGGGCGTCCTTGACCTTTCTCAAATTCCTGCCACAAACATAAGCAAGCCCGGCGTACGGAGGTATGTCCTTAGGATCAACCAACCCATCCGGTACGCAGTAGTAGAAGTAGTTGGGCCGGCCGTACCTGACCCAGTCCCCGGTCTCGTATAGGGCTTGCTTCCGGACCTCGAACCAGCCTTGCATTACTTGGTGCTTTTCCTGTTTCTCGAAATCCTTGTTGTAGTCAGCAAGCGAGATCTTAACCTCAACCTCATAAGCGTACATAGATCTGGTTATAGCCAGATAATCAGACTCCCAGTTATAGACATATAAGTTGTTTATAATCCATCTAGGAGACACCAAGAACTGTCTGTTAAGGATATCCAATATCCCTCTCTCAGTATATTCAGCACCTTTATTTGATCGCCGTGTTCCCATCTCCATTAAGAGGATTATTCCTATATCCTACCGCCATTATAGCATTACCTATCAACATCCTCAACTTATCCATATCTTTATCATGGAACGAGAAAGTGGTTAAGATATGACCATTGGTCTTATCATAAGATTTTATCATCAACACAGCCACATACTCACCCATCATCTTTCCGTTCATAATATCAAGATCGATTATGCCGTGATCTATTAGATCAACCACATCCCATCCTGATGGCAGGTACTTTTTTATCTGATTAATATCCATCCCAAATAGTTATTATAAAAAGGAGGGTCGTGCTACCCTCCTATAGATACATACGAAAAATAGAACTGAAAGCGATCTTAAGCACGTAAGATTTTATTGATTCCCGTAGGCTGTCTACCGGTTATCGTTAATTACCGACCTACGGGAATATGTTTAAGAAAACACCATGTGGGGAGTGGGGGAATCGAACCCTTATCCACGCTACGATTAGGAATCGTAAATTCTATCCGTTAAATTAACTCCCCTTTAAGCGTCCTGATCCTCCCGGACAAGGACACTACATAAATCTAAACTCTAAACCTAATGACAAATTCTATTAATCCAACTGTGGACCCGGCCGGACTTGAACCGACAACCTACTGGTTATGAGCCAATTGCTCTTACCGATTGAGCTACGGGTCCTAAATATACCACATCGTCTTTCACAAGAGGATGTGGAACGGAATTTATCGAAGTTTATATAGTAACTTTATGAAACTATTGTCCAACATTCTAGCATATAGCACCAATCCTCGAACGGGAATGTCTCTATACCTGACCTACCCCATCCCGTCCCCCAACTGTTCTGTAGGACGAAGCCGGCCTTGTCCCAGCCGGTGAGGATAACGGCATGGCCTCCCAAGTTCTGTCCTTGGCCTTGCCAGAACCGATTACCATAATTATAGCAATACAGACCTATAACCAGAGGCCCATTCAGCATCAACGCTACCTTAGCTGATACCGGATCTATGATCCTAGCGTAACTGTTTATTTTCTCCCCATCTACGCCTACGTTCTTGATAGACTTGATAGCATCACGAAGAACCATCCCGTCCTGGTCCTTATCCTCTCTCAGATCATATATATCGTAAGGAGATATTTTAGCTGGTCTTTTGATATCCTTTATAGCTTTTCTCCAGTTAAGGATCTCAGCCAGGCTTACGGCTGCGCAAATAGGGGAAGAACCTTGATCTACCACGCTATCGACATTATTGATCTTATACTCATCAGGAACAGCCTCATGTTGCATATTCATGATAGCGTCCCTATCATCCGCTGGTGATGGTATGTAACCTAGTCCGTAACTCATTTTTTATCTTTTTTATGATAGTCTATTATCTTGATATTAAACGTATCGGATCTTTGCCTAACCTGTATTGACCCTCTAGCTTTTCCCTTGGCGTCGTACAGGGCGGTGAAACCAAAGTTATCGACCCGGCCGTCATCCAGCGTAAACCGCCACTCCTTCCATTGGCCCATCACGGTACCGGAAGACACTATGGAATCCACCACATAAGATATATCAGTAGTATCGTACTCCGTATAATAGGTTCTAGATGTACTACATCCGACAGCCGCTAAGGTAAATAACGTTAACAAGAAAAACAAGATCTTATTCATTTTTCTTAGTCTTTTTACGTTTCTTATATTTCTTCTTCTCCTCAGTTTTATTCTCGACATTTACGTCATTGCCGGCATCGGTACCAGTAACCTCAGAGATATTATTTTCAGGTATATCGATATGACCTGAATTAGGGTCCATCTTATCCTCCTCAACAATAACCTCATCAGACACATCACCATCTAAAGCCTCAGGATCAATATGATTTTCCAGATACTGGATACGATCTGACATAGCCTTATTTTGCTCCTCTATTTCCTTGTACCTTCTTCTAGCCTCATCGAGTAATTTAGATGATAGTTTATGTTTCTTCTCGATATCCATATAAGCCCGTTTAAGAGTCTCTTTCTCTTTTACCGACTCATTATATAGATCTCTTGATTTACTAAGCTCATTCCCCATCTTAACGATATGAGAATCCTTGGATTCTATATCCATATCAAGAGAATCCACAAGCGTATTAAGATATCTTTCTTTTTCCTCCAATTCCGTTATCTTACTACGAGCATCCTCATAATTTCTTTTTAATCTACTTGAATAACTAATAGCTTCATCAAGATCCTGTTTTAGAGTATTTATATAACTACTCTTTACTATCTTCAATCCGAACATCTTTATTACTGTTATAAGTTCTACGAATATCGGCCTTTATCTTGCCGACTATAATTAACTCAGCTATATGCTTATCTTTCTCGACTATAGCTATATCCTTACGGACATTAGAGACTCTGATCGTAATATTCTCGTTATTAGAGAAAACGAACGGTGATCCTACCAAAGTAAGGCCTGTATCGTTGGTGAACGACGGCAGCATCATAACCATCCCGACAGTATCATCCGGGAACGAGGCCGATACACCCGTGTCTATATCAAGAACATCACCTTGACCCAACGGGAAGGCATTACCCTGCTTGATAGGAATATCCTTACCCAACGAGTTCCATGCCTTAGAGAATTTTAAAGAGTTGAGAAAAATTTTACCATCTTTCTCTACTATCCCTACCATTGGATCGCAATTCATGTGAACCTGATCAAGCTTATCATCCGGCTTTTCCTCAAATTCGTCAAAATCTCTGGCTGATGTAAACGACTTACTCTCCAGAAGTTTTTTAATATCCTCAATACTGGCCATTATAATTTGATTATTAAATAAACGATCTTCAATCCTAACTTCAAATCAGATGTCTTTTCGAACATCTCCCTAAGAGGTAAGATAGTAGCGTCAAGATCTGACGCTACCCATTCTCCATCCTTATAATACATATTCTTTTCCTCGGAATACGCTACACAAGGTCGATGCCCTAAGTTCTTCATAACCGTATCTACCTTATTTTGGGTAGGCATCGAGACACGGTTCACTTTAGTAGATATATTAAAATTACTTTCCATTAAATTATTCATTTTCAATTAGTTAATCAAAAAGGTAGGTCACTATCGTCTCCAAAAGGAGGATATTGAGGAGGTTGTTGCTGACCTCCAAAATAAGGAGCTTGGGCTGTCTGAGGCGGAGCCTGCTGGTATGATGGAGGAGGCGTCTGCGGCTGGGCTTGCGGCTGATATGACGGTGGGGGCGTTTGCGTTGTAGCCTCACCAACGTTGTTTTGGCTTGCCGACTGAGCGGGTTTCACCCCATCTGTCTTAATGCTTTGAATGTATTTATTAAGTACCTGATAGGCGAAAGCATCTTGGGCAGTATAATCAAACTTCTTATTCCCCATTATATCAGTACTCTCAACTCTGTCAGGCCATCCATTCTGACCATTCTTATAATATTGCTGTATAAGCTCATCCCTTCCATCAGGAGTTTCCCTAGCATATGAGATAAAAAAATTACCCGGGGCATATTGATCTCCTTTCCTAGCGTGAGCTGGATTGATTACCACCTTACGCTTTAGATCAATATTAGGCAAGTATCTCACCAATGACTTAACATAATTATTAATACCTCCTTTTTGAGTCATCAAAGGAACATTTATAATATAGTTTCCTTCGTCATCGCTTATTTTTATAGCTACGTATTTAGTTTTTGCCCCGTTATAGTCAACCTCCCTTATCTCAATATCTGATAAATATCCCTCTATACCATTCCAAAATACTTTCCAATAAGATACAGCCCCGGTCTTATCATTCACATGTTCCTCATAACCTTCTTTAGGCTCCTTGGATGATTGATAAAGAACTCCACCACTACTTATCTTAAAGTAGTGATTATTAGATCCTAGCGAATTTTCACGAACTCCCATATTATATATATTTAAAAATTAAACAATAATTGATGATGATAAGAAATACTCATTCTTATTATTTTCCCCATAAATCTTATTAAAATGAGATTTATGGTCATGCTCGATAACTATCCTATTATATGATATGCTTTTAACTATACCAAGATACCTACCACATAGCACATCGCATATAATATCATTACCGTTATGCGATAAAGCCGTAAGCCTTTCCTTACAAGATCTTCCAGACATAGGGTTCTCTGACATAATACCGCATCCTTTTTCAGTGAATATCAATCTACAATGATCGAACTCATTTACCTTGATATTATTCTGGAGGGCCTGGACGAGTAGATCCTTATCAAAGACATAGGTACTTGTTTTGACAAAATGCTCGTCCACGAACCTCCAGTTAGGATAATTACCGTCAAAGTGAATCTCATACATATCCATATCAGGGGTAGAGAAGTAAGTCCTAGTATCATCTACTTTGATAGACAACGTATCTAATGACTTATTTATATGTTTATCAAGTAATAAAGAGGAGGCGTTTGATACCGGGATAAATACCTTCTCTACCTTATCCTGATTAGGGATAAAATACCTGTAAATAGTATTCCTGTCAGTACTTACTATATTAATATTAATATCATCAATATCAATGACCACATTCTCTATGCAAGGATAAAGCTCGTTGATCTCCGTATAATTACTGGCCTTGTTAAGGACCGATACATAATCATTCATCTTAACATTAATACCTCCATCAGGGATATTATATACCATAGGGAAAGTATTTACGTCAAAGGCCGGACAGCTATACTCACCAGAGGCGTAGTATATAGTAATACTGTCCTTCTTATCGGAAAGCACGATCTTAATCTCACCATTCTTCTGTTTTTTTACAAACCTTATGAAAGAGCTTGCCTCTACCAAGAAAGAGAAGTTAGAATCAGACTCCACTTCCAGCTTCTCTATAACACATACCTTGGCGTTTACGGAAGTAATATAAGCTAGACTATTGATGATATCTATCTTAATATTCTTATAGAGTGAATTAGATCCGGCATTTTTAACAACCAATTCTAATTTACTTAACTTCTCATTCAATGATTTCGACAAGCACTTAAATAACATAATTAACAACCTTTATATTACATTGCAAATGTAATCATAATTATATTAATTCAAATACAACAAACGCTTAATAGTATTAAAATAACTTAAACTTACGTCTAATATACTCGGCTATAAGCGTAGCATCGCACATTCCATCTTGTATTTTGGTAGGTTGAACTCCTTTACCTGACCATGGTTTTACGAAAGACACCAAAGGGAAAAGGCGTATGGCGCATCGGATGGAGGTAGCTTTCGTATCCAGCTTAGCCGCCGTATACACCCGATCGGCTGTCGTATGAAGCTCCTTCTGCCAGGTTTTTGGCTGTACCTCCTCGAACATGAACCTGACGTCCGGATGCGAGTGGTATCGCTCCATCATCTCCACCATCATAGCGAAGAGCGCGTTTGGTTCCCGGCGCCGTCCGCCGAAGGTGAAGTTGCTGGCGGCTGAGCTGTTGTGGATGCTGTGGACGTCCTCGACGGCGATCGCCAGCGTTCCCCCACCTTCTTCTTGGATTTTATCCGCTGCGTCAAGGAAGAAACTTGATATGGCCCTAAGATCTATATCCCCTTTAGCTGATATCCTTGGTGTCATGATTACCTTAATCTCTCCGTTCTCCGGGATCATAGACAATCCTCCGGTATCTATACCCGGATCTATACCTATCACCGCATTCATATTTTTAAGGTATATAATGAGTGAAAATCCTCCGGTCTAAACACCTGTATTGAGTCATCCGGATACATACCTATATAATAACCGTAAAAAGCCCGTAGAATGCCATTTTCTAGGCTTATATCCAAAGCCTTTACCTTGTTACCATCAACCATCACATCAAGTTCCTTGGTTCTTTGGGATATCTTGTCGAACCATTCAGGTACAGGATCAATACCGTACCTGAATGCGTTTACCGTTGATTTTATAGAGATATACGTACCCATGATCAGATAAGATTACAATCATCACGTTTAACAACCTTAAAATCTCCCTCTCTAAATAATAAAACTACGTCAGTTCTATTATACTTACACTTCTTGATATCCACCAAATGGTAAGAAGCCTCCCCTACGGCGGGGCGAACCGGTCTCAATACGGCTACGGCTATATCACCGCCAAGCTCAACCCCACCGGTTACACCTTGTAAGCACATGAATATATATCCCTCAAACTCATGTTTCTTGCCGATAAACTCGCTCATAGGAATACCTACGAATAGATAGGTCTTTACATCCTCTTTTTTTACCTCTATAGCGTTCTCAACACTAGAAGGTATTACGTCTACAAATTTTGCTCCGATAGCCATAACCTCAAATATTTAGTTTAGTTCTTAATTCTTGACACAATTCTTGATTGTCTCTCATAATACTTAACGTATTATCCACTCCATTGCCTACTCGGACCTCTCCGTACCAGTACCATGATCCTTTACGGGTAAAGATACCGGTTTCCTCGCATAACTTCAAAAGTTCAAGTTCCTTATCAAACCCCACGCCATAATACAAGGCTGTCTCTGCTATTTGGAACGGAACGGCTGTCTTGTTCTTCAGAACCTTTATCCTAACCTCATGACCTACTGAAGATCCGTCCTCTCCTAATATAACCTTCTTTCTCGCCATCTCCATACGGATAGAGGCATAGAACTTAAGAGCGTTACCTCCGGTCGTTACCTTAGGATCGCCGTATATAACACCGATCTTCTCCCGATACTGATTGATGAATACCAGAACACAGTCGCTTTTGTTTACGATTCCTGTAAGAACCCTCATGGCTTTAGACATCAAACGAGCCTGCAATCCCATGTTGCTGTCTTCCATATCGCCCTCTATCTCCTTCTTCGGTACCAGATTGGCTACAGAATCTACGACAATAAATCCGACCTTCCCAGACTCGACTAACTTGGCTGTGATGTCAATAGCCAGCTCCCCGTAGCTTGGTTGGGAGATCAAAAACCGGTTTATATCCAATCCCATTTTCCTAGCGTACTCAATATCGAAAGCGTTCTCCACGTCTATTATAGCTACCAGCTTATCTGGATGTTTTTTCTGGAACTCGATCATACTTAACGTACACATCATAGTCTTGCCACAAGATTCCATCCCGACCAGCTCATGAATCCGGCCTACCGCCCATCCGCCGCCGAGGGCCTTATCCACCACCAGCGATCCAGTGCTTTCCCTTGGTATGGATATTATAGGCTTATCATCGCCAAAGTTCATTATTGAGCCTTCTCCAAGCTCTTTATTTAAAGATGATACTAACTCATCTACGTATGAAAAAAGTTCTTTCTTAGCCATTATAATCCGTATTCATCGAAATTAAATAAATCCTGTTGTTTCTTGATCATATCCTTACCGATATCAGATATCTTTTCTGGATTTAAAACACCCTCATTCTCATCCACCTTATCTATGAAGTCAGATATCTTATCGCTTAGCAGAACCATATCTTCTTTAGGAATTGATTTTAGATAAAGACCGTCTATGGACCTACATCTTGATAGAGCGGTATATATCTGCCCTATTTCGAAGGCTCTGCTGATATCTACGAATATATTATCTAAAGTCATTCCCTGAGATTTATGAACGGTTATGGCGTATCCTAACCTCAATGGATATTGTATTATATAGCCGCAAGAAATTCCTTCAAGAAAATCATCCACCTGCTTGTACTTTATCTTCTCCCACTTCTCTTTGGTTATCTCTACCTCAGTATCGTTATCTAGATGAACATATATCGTTTCATCAACAGTATCTATGCTGGTTATGATACCCATCGAGCCATTGACATATCCATTGCCGTTTCTGGTTATTATGACCTTAGCTCCTACCTTTACTATAAGCTC